TGAACCACTTTCACAACCGTCACAGGGGGTTCCTTCGGGAACCCTTTTCTGCTATAATGGCCACATTGAAACGAACTGAATGATTACTCTTCGTCCTCACCAGAATCGTGTTGATGCTTTGATGCAGATTCACAGCAAAGGTCAAATTATTGAACCGACTGGAGCTGGGAAAACTCTGAGCATGATTGTTGATACTCTGCGCCAGTTTCAGTCAGAAACTCCAAAGACTATTGTAGTCTGTGCGCCGCGCATCTTGCTGGCAGAGCAGCTGTCTTCTGAGTTTCTTGAGCATATCACCGATCATATGGTTCGTATTCTTCATGTTCATAGTGGAGAAACTCATCACGAATCCACTACCAATCCCGATGTAATCTATGATTGGGCAGTGCAAACCTACAAGCGCAATCGTATCATCTTTACCACCTACAACTCTCTGAATCGTATTCAGGAAGCAGGTATTGATGTGCATACTATTTACTTTGATGAGGCACACAATAGCGTTCAGCGTAACTTCTTTCCTGCTACTGAACACTTTGCTGGTGTTGCAGAACGTTGCTATTTCTTCACAGCTACGCCTAAACATTCTCTGACTGTTTCTAAACCAGGTATGAATATGCCTGAGGTTTATGGTCAGGTGATCTGTCAGGTTCCTGCTCCTGAACTGGTGGAACAAGGTTACATTCTTCCTCCTAAGGTTGTTGTCAAGCAACTGCCAATGATCAAAGGTAAGCAGGTTATCTTTTCCCGCGATGCTGACAATCTGATTGAGACGATTGACGAGCAAGATGTCAAGAAGGTTCTGATCTGTGCTCGCACTACCAAACAAATCATTGGTTTGGTATCAGAATCTGATTTCTGTCTGCAACTTCAACAGCGTGGTTATTCTTGGATGATGATTACATCCAAGACTGGAGCTGTGATCGACGGTCAGAAGGTCAACCGCGAACAATTCTTTGAGACTCTCAATGCTTGGGGTAAGGATTCCTCCAAGAAGTTTGTGGTGATTCATCATAGCATTCTTTCTGAAGGTATCAACGTATCTGGTCTGGAAGCAGTGCTGTTTATGCGGAATATGGATTACATTGGTATCAGTCAAACTATTGGGCGTGTGATTCGCCTGGGTGACAAATCCAAGACCTTTGGATTGGTCTGTGTGCCTGTGTATGATAGCGTAGGTATCAGCACCTCCCGCAAGGTGCAGGCCGTGGTTGATACCATCTTTCACAAGGGTGAACCTGCTATCAGTGTGGTGAAGCGATGAAAGACTGGACAATCTACTGTGAGACTACCTTTAATAGTCTCAAGGCCAACGTTCACAACTGGGGTCGGCCAGAGTTTGCTCGCCCCATTACCAGAATCTATTATATTGGTGTCTTTGACTGCGGTCTGCCCAATCCTACGGGTCTGATCAGCGAAAATGCGCTCAAAAACAAAAGTGTAAAGCAAAAGGTCGTACATGACCACTGTTTGTCTCCACAATTCATTGGGCGCATGATTCTGGACAACCCAGAGGTGTATTTGACTGACTTCGACAGGTTCAAATCCATTTTTTGGCAGTCTTGTCAGACCATTGTGGTCACTCAGCAGGAGAACGATGCCCTGGCCGCCCTGACCTCAAATAATGGGGTCTCATACCAGGTTCAGGTGCCAACTCATCTTAAGTATAATCATCTGGGCATCAAACTCAATAAACGTCCAGAAAATGCTGTCAGGTGGAACAATGCAACTCCGATTGATTCTAACATTCTGGAGGTGCCAGAAGAACTTATCAACTATGAAAAAAGGTTTCTGATATGAAAGAAGGATTTGTAACTGAAGATCAAGAGTATGCAGCTATTCCATTTGGCAAGAAACTCATGATCATTTACAGGGGTCAGCAAGTGGAAGTGGTAAATACTGTACGTCAAGCACACAAATTTATTAAAGATCATCGAGGTAAAGTATGATGAAAAAACTTTCACTTTTTTTGATTTGTTTGTTACTACCTACACCAGTTTTTGCACAACAAACTACAACCTATCAAATTTGTACGACATATAACGAAACTTATATTCCTGGTGGATATGATCGCTATGGCAATTATCGTCAGGGATACGTTGATGTTCAAAGTTATCAAAATCAGTGTGGTGGCGGCGGTGCAACATATAATAATTCATATTCATCTCCTTATCGAAGATCAAATCAAATTTGTACATCCACTGGAGTTGGTGCTGTTGTAGGTGCAGGAGTTGCGGGTGCTATTTCAGAACCAGACGCAATGGGGTGGTCAATTCCTCTTGGTATTCTTGGTGGTGCTATTTTAGGTAGTGCTTTCTGTGAAGATTAAATAGTATTTTAAACTGGTCAGATGGCATTTCAATCTACCCTATTAGTGATATTTGGTATCGTAGCCTACATGATGTGGGTGGATGAAAATGTCACAATCTTCATTAATTTAATTTTCAAATGGATTGGCGTTAAGATCGAAAGTTTATTTTGGATGATTAGACTGCATCCAAAAAATCCCATTACAAATCTCATCAAGCGGTGGGAATATGATAGAATTGCAAAAGAACTAATGAAAGAGTATGAAGAAAATAAATGATATTTTAATTGTTGGCGGTGGTACTGCTGGATGTATCGCTGCGCTCATTCTCAAGACCACATTTCCAACAAAAAACATTCGGATTGTTGAATCTTCTAAGGTTGGTATTGTTGGAGTTGGTGAAAGTTCTACAGAACACTGGGCTCAGTTCTGTAGATTTGTTGGTATTCCACAATTAGCATCTATTCTTGAAGCAAATGCTACCATTAAACTGGGAGTATATTTCAAGAACTGGGCAGAGCAAGATTTTATGCACAATGTCGGAAATCCTTATGCTAACATCAGAGGAAGTTACTTCTACAATTATGCTCACGTAATTGCAAATCAACTTCCTCCAAGTTCGATGCAATCACCAGGAACTTGGAGAAATGAAGTATCAATGGATACCTTTAATAATCACGATAACTCACCATCTAATCAGTATCACTTTGATACCTTTGCACTCAATAAGTTTCTTCACAAGGAATGTATCAAGAGAGACATTAATGTCATTGAAGATGATCTAACTGGCACACGATTGTCTGCAAGTGGTGAAATGGAATGTGTTATGTCAGATAATCATGAGTATCACGCAGATTTCTTTATTGATTGTAGTGGATTCAAGAGATTGATTCTTGAGAAAACTTATGGTATTAAATGGAAGTCATATTCGGAATATCTTCCTGTTAATTCTGCGATTGCATTTGCAACAGATGAGATGGAAGAGTATAACAAATACACAATGTCTACAGCAAGAAATGCTGGTTGGTCATGGACAATTCCAACACAAACAAGAACTGGAAACGGTTATGTCTATTGTGATGGATTCATTGGAAAGGATGAAGCTCATCAGGAAATGGAAGAGGCATATGGTCAGAAGTTAGATATTGCAAGAGAGTTTCGATTTGATCCTGGTCGATTAGAAAAGTCCTGGCATAAGAATTGCTATGCTGTAGGATTATCGCAGAGTTTTGTAGAACCACTGGAAGCAACATCCATTGGTAGTGTGATTCAACAGATGTTCTGTTTTACTCACTATCTTCCATCCTATGATGTGAATAAATGCAATCATAGAGTTAATGCTATCTTTGATAACATTGTTGATTATGTTCAAGCACATTATCTTGTGCAGAGAGAAGACACTGAGTTTTGGAAAGAAGTGAAATACAATCTTAAACTTACTCCAAATCTACAAAACTATCTTGAAATGTGGAAGAATCGTATGCCTATGGATATTGATGTTCAATGTCCTTGGGGTATGTTTGGTGCTGTGAATTATGTTCCAGTTCTTTATGGTCTTGGATGGTTTGATGTGAATAAAATACGTCAAGAATATATGGAATATGGACTTAAAGAACTATCTGAAAGTGAATTGCAGAATGTAAAAACTTATGAGGATAGTTTATTCTGGATTAGTCATAAAAAGTTCATCAAAATGATTACTATGAAGCGATGATGAACTTTCCAATTATCGTTGATGATTACTTCGAAAATCCTCATCAGATTAGAAAGATTGGTTTGGATTTGCTTGGAAAAAATCATAGTTGCATTATCAATGATGATACCAGAAACTATCCTGGAATCAGATGTCTTGTGCCAGATGAAATCAATCAACATTTGATTTCATCAATTGAAAAGATCGTTGATAAAAAAGTCACAGATTTTATTTCATCCTTTCATATTACATCATCTCTTCACAAATGTGGATTGATTCATAAAGACAAAGAGGGATTAGCAGGACTGATTTACTTAAATGAAAATCCTCCAGAAAACTCTGGCACTATACTTTGCGAATGTATTGATGAAGATGGTCACGAACGTGTAAATGATTTTAATGAAGCATCATCAACCAAAGACATAAGTTTCATTAAATCTTTTGGTGAGTTTAAGGAACAATTTAATCAAAAAAATTTCAAAATCATTGAAGAGATTGAGAATAAATTCAATCGTCTTATTCTATACGATGGTAATGAATATCACGCTCCATATTATTACTTTGGGAATAATCTTTTCAATTCACGTTTAGTTCTTGTCTTCTGGACAAATTACGAACTGTCCACTGCATCTTGACTTTGCTTTCATTCTGATATATGATGGCCATATCTAAACAAGATCAATGACTTACAA